AACTAGTTATATTTGTAAAGTTTTTACTGAAATCGATATTATTACCTCTACTTTGTCTAACCTCATAAAGAAGAGCATTAAATTGGTCTCTAATTTCGTATAGGTTGTACTGTCTGTATATGTTATCGTTAGAGTCGTAGATAGTGTAGATACCATCATCAATAGACTTGGTTTGATTACCATATAGAGCAATAGCAAGAGAAGAAATATCGTACTCAACCATTTCAATCTCAATAGATACTGGATTAAAGAAGGTATTAGAAATAATAATATCTTGGTCAGGCTGTCCGATGTATGGAGTTGCGTTTGGTTTGTTTGTTGGCGATGAAGATGGTGAAAGAGTTAGGAATATCAAATTTGAGTTTCCTTCAACATATCTATATCTAATCGCTTTTTGTGTTGTATTAACTTCATTTGTCACAACAGGCTCACAGAAGAAGCTTGATGTTACAACTCTGAAGAAATTAGGAATTTTCGACCCATCAGCATTTAGATATTCAACCCTAAATCCGACTAATCCCTGTGGAACAAATTTATTTTGATATTGCGTTGGTACATCAGAAACGTCAATTACAATACCCTTAACGTTCGGTAACGCACTTAATACACCACAATCACTAATTACCGTTCTAATCTCTGCAGGTCTAATATATAAAGTGTAAATTCCCAAAGCGTTGAACTGATTTGCAGGTAGTGTTAAATTATAAAGACCTCCCAAAACTTCAACGCCAGCATTCCCTCCTGTTTCGGAGTTTGCAAAGTAAGGTCTTAATATTGTTTGTGCATCCAACTTTGTTAGGACAAACTGGTCTGTCACATCCCTTGTGGGTGTGTAATTCATAATGATATCAACATCCGCTGGTGAAACATCTGAAGGTCTTATTGTACCGTATGAGCCGATTGCCATATTCTCTTATTTAATTTATAAATACTTTATTTCCTTTTTTCAATTAACTCTTTCTTTATTAACTACGTTGAAAAATCCATATCCATAGTTAATCATATCTCCCAAGTTATCTACTTCACCTAATCTCATCACTCTTTCGTAAGCACTATTCTTTCCTCTTTCTACGAATACATTGGTTTGTATTTGTGCTTGGTCAATTACTTTGAGTAAAACCTCATCTTTAGTAATAGGTTGTGCGGTTAAATTATTCGATGTTAATCCCGATGATTCTTGGAAAAATATTGTGGTTCCATCATTGTAATCATAGTAATGAACCCCAGTAATTGTATAGGCAGTAAAGACAGGATTTATATCTGATATTGCCCCCCATATTTGTCCATAACTAATAACAGGTACACCAACTTGGAATTTAGGGCTACCATACAATGCCAATTCATTTACTCTAGATTTTGTGTTCCCTGAAACCATGAATGGAATTGTAACATAGTTATTAGATGTCTGAGCCGAAACTACGTTCACAGCATCTCCCGAAAAAATGTAATCGTAAGATACAGGTGTTCCAATCCAATTTCCTGTGGATGGTGCAAAAAACGCCTCCCCCTGTGGATTAAAAACTACAACATCGGTAAATGGAACATTAATTGTTTTTGATACTTTTGTTATACCCCAAGGATTAGTTTGTTCCAAAGTTATGGTATATTGTTTGGTTGCCGTTGGATAAGTATGACTTATTGAATTGGGGGCGTAAGTTGTAATTGTTTGTTTTGGGCTTCCATCTCCCCAATCCACTCTATACACCGATAACTCCAAAAACTTTTGAAACTCATCCGAAGTATTGTAAACATTCCATACGTATGGATTAGTTGTTGTTGATGAGAATAAAAAGTTCGTTACAACATCTTTTTGTAACACGGCACCATCAAATGGACTATAGTAACCCGCGTCAACCGCAGTTTGTCTTAGTAGTATAGGTACCGATAAATTAGTAAGTAATGATGTCCCATTAGGTCCTGAACTAACAACTTGTGTCATTGCAGAATAAACACCAACAGGCGTTCCTTGATAATTTACAACGGACAAGTCCTTTGCAACATTCTCAGGTGAAACAATAAATCTATAGGTATCCTGTGACATTATTGTGGTGGATTTACATACTCATACCATTTTATGGGTATATTGGTTCCCACCCTTTGTCCACTAGTATTAAACACTTGGTAAGTCTGTGCTTCATAATCAAGTTTTACGGTATAGTAGAAAAACTGTGTATTATCAAAATAATACTTGTTATTTATACTTAAATTAACTTGGGGTCCGTTAGTAAGATCGATTGGATTTGCTCCTCTACCTGTCATCATTTTTGTGAACTGTCCCGTCTTCGCATTAAAAAACTTAGCGGTCATAAAAAATGTATTTATGTTGAGAAAATTTCGTTTCTTCAACCAATACACAAAAAACCCTTCCTTATCCCCAACATAATCCAAAACAAATTGAGGTTTTCTAATGTTAACCAAAGTTCTTTGCATTTGAGTTTCCATTGTCAAACCTTGTTGTGTTGGTAATATAATTGTCAAATAATTTGTTTGTTGTTTTTCGTCAGGAGTATCATAGAAATCCAATTTGAAAAACGAGTTAGCAAATACATTCTCGTAATAATATACTTCTTGTGGAGTAAATCCTTCACTTAAATAATCGATTCTCCAATTACTTGAATCATCAAGAGACCCTCCAGAATAAAAGTAAAATTCGTAATTAATTAAGGTATCATTTGTAGTACCTGTGGCGGGTGCGTGGGCAAATCTTGAAACTTCAAAATCTCTTCCTTTACCTATAACATCTCTGATGGCTTTCTCTTCATACTCATCAATAGCCAAATCTAACCCCAAATAATCCCACTTGAGTTCAACAGGAATGTTGATTTGTTTGTCAACAAAGCCAGTTTGTTTAATTACAAATTTATTCGCACTCATCAATTAGTGGTTTAATTGCAAAATCAAATCCATCAAGATTATCATTATAATTTATTCCTTCAGGTATCAATCTGAAAATCACTTGGGTATACGGATATTGTGCCGAATTCAAAAATGGATAATCAACCCCACGACGTAAGTTGTCAATAAACCCATAGGTATAAATATCTCTCCATCTGAACTCTTGGTCTGCCGTGGAGTAAAATGCCCAACTCGGTACATTATCAATTAAACCCAATTCAGCGGTCTCTATATAATCCGAAAAAACTTTCAGAACCATAGTGTTATGTGGCTTATAATAATAACCTGGTGAATTGGTTGAAAAATTATCCGTAGTCTGAAAAACCTGTTGGTTAAACTTTATCTTATGATAGTATGGTGATACCACACGTTCAACTTGTTCATAATCATTCCATTCACAAAAATCACCATCCATAACATCACCAGGTTTCAAATCTGTGTTATAATAGAATGTCTTTGTCGCGCCATTGGTGAGAGTATATGCCGAAACTGGTATACTTGTGTTTGACCTTTGATTATTTAAGTCCCACCAAGGATTCGGAGTTTTAGATAAATTAAATTCCCACCCTTGTTTCAACCCAACTCCGTTGAATGATTGATTAAAATATCCTGAATACCCCTTATTAACAATAGTAAGACTTATTTCATTCAATGGCCTTTTTTGATTATCTAAGAAACCCGCAAAGTCTAAGTCATAATTAGATGTTACATCATACGCATTACTACTGGATTTTTGAGATATTCTTGTAATGTTGTTTGGAGTTATAGAACTATATTCCAATTTCTTTTCTTCCCCAAATACATTTTTTTCAAATCCAGCCTTAGTAATCGCAAGGTCAGTAAGGTTAGTTAAGACCTTATATTTCTTAACATAATATTTAGATCTTGTTTCTGTTAAGTTGTCAGGGTTAATTACCCTCCTAAACGTTCCAATCGTACCATTACTAAATGTCGCACCTGTAAATCCAATGTTAAATAAATTGAAAACATGTGTACTACTTCCAAACAATCCATTACCAATGGAATATACCTGAAATATATTAGACCCCCTATAAGTTAAAGATAACTCAACGTATTCTCCCGTAGTTAATCCATGAGGAGCAACACAGATAAATGAAACTAATCCATTACCATTCTGTGTAGTATTCCTGATTGAGAATGGTATTCCACTAGACGCAATCCAATTGACATCATTATTTGTTGTCGAGTAGTATGTTAATTGTCTATTACTATCATTCTCGTACGGGTATGTTAAGTAATACATCCAATTATAAGTGTAGGCACTTTTTGCTTTATACTGAAAGTGATTGTCTCCTATATTAGGTCTATAAAAATCAAACTCATAATACTGAGGAAAACCTCTCCATATACCACTTTGTTTTGAACCTACAGGGTCACTGTAATAAAGGTTGTATTGGAAAGGTAAATAAGTTGTTGTACCAGTATAGGTATTATCATACAAATACGTGACCTTGAAAGTTGGTCTGAATATCGTACTTGTCTGTCTCTCATCATCATAAATCTGAGCCAAATTCAAGGTCGAAGTCCTATCATACTCAGTGAGTTCTTGACTCTGCTCCTGAAGCGTTACAGAAAGTTCCTCATCTAAAGATGGGGCTCCCTTATATCTAAGTCCACTCGGTATTATTGTATACTTATTCATCTACAGAATACTTTGTTTTGAATTTATCCAAAGAGGTTTGTCCGACAATAGTTCCAAAATAAAATTGGAATGGAGCTCCAACCACAAATTTTTGTTTTAATGCTCCCGTTGCAATGTATTGTCCATTACCGACTGTACCATTGACATTGAATATATATCCTCGTGCGTTCAAATCATTAGATTCTGAATTGTTACTCCAAAAATATGGAGTATCAGATGCATATCTATCTAAAGACTGATATCTCACATTTTGTACAATATCGGAAGATGCTGTCGCCCAGTCGTTATATTGATTACCGAAAATAAGATTAGTGTTTTTTAAGTTCCACTGGTAGAAAGGTACTACCTGTGATTTTATACTATAAGGGTATGGATAATAACCTATGTCATCAGTTCCTCTAAAATTTATTCTACCAGGTGTAAGATAATCTTTAGTTTGTAAATCTTCCGTAGTAGATGAAAACCAAACCGCAATTGTTGGATCCTTTGCAGTTCCTAAAATTTGTGTAGGTGGATTTGTATCTCCTGAGAAAACATCATAATATTCAGGTGAAAAATTAATATTACCAATTTCACTATTGATTGACATCAGTTGTGCTAAATCACCATCTATTCTAAAATTTTTAATACGATACTCGTTTCCTCTCGAAAACAACTGATTTATAGAATTATCCCCCAAAGGAATCAATTGTTCTAAGAAATTTTCATCTGTAATTCTCGATATTACAAACAAATTAATCAAATCAGAAGTATCCCCATAACTTGTTGGATTTATGTTAGGTAATATAAATCCTCGAGTTGTAGGGTCAAAAGTTATCTCAGAATAGAAATAATCTTTCATTCCCAAATTTATGACAGTGGTGGGATATAATAAGTTCAAATCATTAATACCCCCATCGTCTTTATCCACTATTTTTCCAACAAATTTGTTTGTTGTAAAATTGTATGGACTACTTCTATAATAGAAGTTGTTACTATCTTGATTATAATAAACCACATCTTTACAAAACATGACTTCCCTAACCCGATTTTGTGCGTTAAAAAACGTATTAACTTGTATCGGAAAGAAATATAATGAACCGTTAATCCAATTGTTCATAAATGATTGGGCAAGCACTCCTCTACAAAGTCCATAGAAAAATCTGAATCTATATCCCCACTCATTAAAGTTGCTTATATCTTTTCCTAAATCTGCCAATGGTCTTCGTAAGAACATATAACAACCTTTCTCAACCGCATCCTTTGTAGTACACTCTTGATTAACCTCAAAAGTATTTCCAAATCCTCCGTAACACCCCAACCCGACCATATTTTCACAATTAAAAGACGATAGTACAGTTGTATAGTTGGGTAAACCTTCGACATCAGCAAAAGGGATTTCAGCACCTAAACTATATGGTGGTAAACCTATAGATGTATCTAATTCTGGAATTTCATAAAAAACAAAATTATTGTTTTGTTGTAGTAGAGCAGGATTTGTCTGCCACGAACTTCCATTAAGAGCGTCAGATGATGGTAATCTATCAGTTCTCATCACATTAATAACTTTAGATGAAATTGACATAGGATTAGCCGACAAAGAAGGATAAGCATTCGGTGTATAATATTCATATCTTACGTCGTTATAGTTGAAAAAAAGCGAAAGTATTTGTGATACTAGACCAGCGATCGAAAGACCAAATAAAACATTCAATAATAAAATTAACCCTCCAATTCCTCCACTTGCAAAAACAAGTGGAGCCAGAAGTCCAAAAGATGCAGGTGCTAAAATAAGGGGAGCTAATGGTGATATATTAAATCCAGTTATATTTGAAAATATATAAGAAGCTCCAGAAACATCCTCGGATTCATCGTATTTTGCCGCATTTCGATTTATAGAATAAAAATCATTGTTAGTTTTAGTAACCATAGCAGTTACTCCTCCCATATTCTTATCGTTTAATCTATTTATATTAGAGTTCGCATCGATGCTTCCATAGTAACCTACTGTTGAAGTTGTGAATCCCGAAAAATCACTACCAGGTGTAAAAAAATAAGAAGGATAAAACATTCCGTTCTGGTTAAATGGTTGAACAGATATATTAGTTTGATTTAATTTTTGTATTGGAATATTAACTCTTGTTTGAGCGGTAATTACCAAATTAGTATCATCAATATTTTTACCAAATAATGCCCCCAATGAATATTCATTATTATATTTCGGAGAATATGGGTCAACCCCCCTTTGTAAAATAAGAATGAATTGGTCTTCAATGTCAGAAAATGCATCTAATGGACTTATTAAATAATCATTTTCATTTCTCGTATATCCAGCTCCAATTCCGGCGACCTTCCTTTGTTTAGCTAAAATTACTCGTGTTGGAGAGACAATTACATTTGGGAAAGCTTCTAGAGTTTCAATATTCCATATCTTAATAGCATCTGCAACTGTAATAGCAGTAACCACTTGATAATATTCTCTGTCTTGCGGATAAACTTGTCTTGTTATAGTACTACCTGTAGGTAATGTATATAAAACAGTTTGGTCAGTCGTTTGAGTAACAGCATAACTAACATTAATTGAAGTTGCTTGTTGAATTGTTGTTCCAGTAATTCCATTAACAATATTATTTTCAGTTTGAGCAGTAAACAAAAAGTTTTTATCTGTTGTAGTTGCAGGATCCACCGAAGTTAGTAATTGACCTGATTCGTAAAACTGATTGGATAATACTGTTATTGTATTGTCAAAGTGAAATTTACCAAAGTTTGAATCTTTTGCAAAAGTTACTTTTATTTTATTAAGGTTGTCAAAATATGAAGGTCTCGTATTGAATATGTTTATACGTTCTCCAATAGTTAAACTTTCAGAAAAAGCAAAATGTTTTCTTTCATCAGATTCATCTGATAAAAATTTAACTACCGACGATTTTGGTGTTTTGAAAACATTCAAATCTGCAACATCATCATTATTTCCAGCAATTGCCTGTGCAAAAATATCAGACTTTATTTGTACATCATCAGATGGAGTACCATCAGCCCCAAAAATAGACTCTAATCCTTCAATATAATTTGGTGGAAATGAAACATAAGATAAAACCCCATTAGTTCCACCGAGTAATGCTTTGGAATCCACCTGAGCCTCATTACATGAACAAGATTGACAATCAGGATAAGTTATCATCGGAAGTCTTATTGTGAAATCTTTCGTTTCACATTTTAGTCTCAATCCATTACAAATAAATTGGAAGGGTCTAAACCCAAGAAGTTTTACTCGGCACAAATCACAAAGTGCTTGAATTGTAATTGTGTAAATAAACAAAAGTAAGTGAGCAACTATCAATAATACTATCCCAACAAACTGAATCACTGTGAATATTATAGAAAATAAAAAGTATAACAAATCAAAGTTTTTGAACCCATCATTAACAGGAAACTTATTAATAGTACTATCACAACTATCATCATCAATTTCTTTAATTCCAATAAATCTACCTCTCCCTCCCTTTTTGTATTGGTCAATTAATGATGATACAGTATAAACTCTATTGAATTGAAATTCATAAAAAGTGTCTTCGCAATCAATTATTTCATTTAATCTATCTATCTGTTCCGATCCAGTAAACCCATTTGTATATCCACTCCACGCCAAACCAAAATAATAAGAACTTTCTTGAAGATTTTTCGCAGTTTGACTTGGTGAATTGTTCGGATCTGTTGTGGAATTAACCCATCCATATTCTTTCACATTAGGAACCAAATAACTTGGCCTTCTAGTTTGTATGGTTAAATCGTTCGCTTGTGACCATTTTATTTTGAACCTGTACTTACTTTTAGTTGGTATACCGAGAGTAGAATCGTTAGACAAAACTCTTTCTCCAAATTCATTTGTCACAACATAATCCAAATTCATTGGTAGTTCCGTTAACCAAGTCCCATCCCCGTCGATTACATTACCCGCTTGTTCTAACTCATAAACCTCTAATACAGGATTACCATCCTCATCTTGTTGTATTGTTTGTCTTATCGCTAATATTTGACCAGGTCCTGAAGTAAGCCCACACAAATTACCCATATTATCTTTGGGTTTACAACCTCCAAATGTTTCACCAAATAGTCTAAGTCCAGGTCTAATTCTGAATTTATCAGGTGAAGAAAACATTGACCCCATAAAGACTGAAGTTGGTTGGATATCTACATTCGCATCATCTCGTAAATCAAAATCTACTCTATTGATTGATATGTCACATATTTCAGGGTCTCCCCATAAAGGAGAAATTTCAGCATTTTTAGTTAGATTAATAATTTGAGGTAAGGAATTCAAATCAGTAGATGACCTAAATTTATTCCCCGCAACTTGTGCTTCAGTTGCTAAACCCATTCTAATTAAATCTTGTGGCGTTAAAGAGAACTCACCTATGTCTGAAAGGTCAACATCCATCACAATGGTCCGTTCTCCGAGTGGAACTCCCATTATCATGTAGTCTCCACTATCATTTGTTCTAGAAGTGAACCTGTAGTACTTATCGTAAATCTCAACAGTAGTACTACCAGTTAAAACATCCGATTTTGAAGGTAGCGTCCCTGTTGCAGAGTGTTTTGAATATGATGGTGTATAAGGTAGTAAATTATATCTATATCCATCATCGTTCTTATCGTTTGGAGATTTGTATGGATATATACTTGTAATTAGTGGGTTTGATTCATCAACCTGTTCGATTGGGATGAATATTGAAACTCTAGCATTTGGGACACCAAATCCGTTATTTGCTGTGACTCTTCCCACTAAAACACCATAGTCCGCACAACTTCTTGTGTAGATATCAGTTTGTTGTATTTTAAGAGATAGTATTTCTAAGAACTCAAACTCTTGGTCTAATTGTACATTAATTGATTTGTTAATACCAAGTTCGGTCTTAATTCTATATGAATCACCCATGTAATATCTTTAGTTTATAAATAGTTTATGTGTAATTTTTAAGAATTAAAAGCACACACATTATAAATTATAAACCAAAGTGTTGGATAATAAACCGATTATGAGAAAGTAGTGGATTGGAAATTCTGAACCGAAACCTTAATATCTTTACCTGGATATCTGATTTGGTATACCTGTGATGGTTGTGCAAAAATTGTTGAGTTGACTGGTTGAATCTCTCTTGTCTCAGGATTAGAATATTCCATAGAAGTTTCCGCAGATGAATACTGACCACCAACATTGTTAAAAACTTTAATCCCTGAAACAGTTAGAACTCCATTTTGATTTTGAACAATACTTTGAATTTCAGATAAATAAACATTTTGCCCCAATTCCCTTACTTGTGGATTAAAGTAAGCGGAAATTCTATCTACAACATCCGCAATAACTTGGCCTGAATTCTGCGCTGATGTTAAAACAATAGAAACTTCAATACTCAAATCAATAACCTCAGCCGTAAGAATAGATATATAATCATTCATCATTCTATAGTTAGAAAGATACGTCGCGACATTTTGTTTTAAGGTATTTGATACAATATTTGTTAACTTTCCTGAAGTATCATATGATAATAATTGAATCAAAATTTTGTTGTTGTTTTCAGTAACTGAAACCTTGGCAGGTGCACCAAACTCTGATGGCATATTTCTGATAATAGACTCATAATCTTGTACTGTAACGGCTCTCTTTTGAGCTGAGAAGTTGAATGAGACGTAGTTTCTAATTTCTTCAAGTGACGGTAACCCCGCCCCACCGATTGCCGCTGTAACGTTATTACATCTCAAAGAATTCACTACTGAAGAGTTAGTAAGTTCGGATGGTCCATTAACAAAGAAAGACACGGTGCCAATCTGAGTGATAACGTTTGTACCTAAGTTAGTACCTAAACCACCACCAATTCTATATTGTACAAATAGAGTTGAGTTTGGAGTTAATGCAGACCCTAAAGATATGTTGTTAGAATATCTCTGTAAATCTATTGTTGCTCCTAATGTCGTGAACTGGTCAAGAGCATCTTGTGCTGTATTTGTACCACCACCAAAAGTTAATTTTTTGAATCCTTCAGGTGTATATTCAGTTATAAATCTATTTGGTGTTTGAATATACCTACCAACTTTAATACCTGGTTGATCGGATACTTTTGTTGGATCTTCAATAAAGACTCTATCTTCAGCTAAAGCATCTACTTCATACCACTTATTAGATACCCCTAAAAATTCTGCAGTTGTTGGAATATTGGTATAATCAGTTCCACTCTTAAGTAAAACACTTGTTATACCCAACACATTTTTTTCAGGTAGAAATAATTCAAAAAATGGCTTAACATCATTTGGTGTTATAACTCTTTTGAAAACCTTAGTAATACCGTTAACAACCAACTCTCGTTTAGTAATTGTATAATTTACTAATACGTTATTGGCATTGAAGTTAGGTATCTTAAGTCTATTAGGAAATCCTTGGGCATTGTATGGTGAAGTGAAATCAACATCATATATATTTTCAAAAACAATTCCCGCTCCTGAAACTTGTGACCCTCTGGCTAAAATTCCAAGATATCTTTCATCTTCTTTATCACCGAAGGCTGGTACCGTAATTGAGAAATCTACTAAAGATACTGATGGTCTTTGTCCAGGTAGTTTCAATCCATAAGTTCTTGCAATATTATATATTGAAGATCTTTGTTGAGCATATTGTAGTACTGTTTCTTGGATACTCCTATCAATGTGATAATGTAAGTTATCCGCAACCGCAGCATTCAAGTCCAAAAATACTGAGAATACAGATGCGTCATTAAAATCTTGTATTAGTTCAGGATAATATGTCCTGACATAATTAAGTAACTCAGTTCTTATTCCCTGATAATCTCTGGTTGTATATGAAATTTTACGATTTGCCATCTATATTAAATATTAATAATAACAAAATCACTTTGAGCAAAACTCGATCTGTTATCTGAATAATCTATTCTAATTTTTGCAGTGTATTCTGAGGT